CATCCTTGATTGCTCGTTCACGTTGAGCCTTGTTCAAAGACTCGAACTGGGAACGTAGTTCCTGCAGTTCTTTGTCCTTTTGCTTGGCTGCTTTGCGTAGTTGCTTTACAAGGTCATTACCTGAATCATTAGATTCAAAGTCGTCATCCTCGTAGTCGTAGTTGGACATAGGTCCTTCTCCCTTGGTTGTAGTTGCGTAGGCCTCATACGGTTTGGGGAACGCCGTATGGCTCCTACTACTGGTTTTGATATCACTCCAACGGACCAGTCGTTCCGTTGGCAGGCTTTATATGAGACCTGCTCGGTCTCGTGTTAATGCGCTTTGGGCCATTCCAGAGGTTCCAGAGAATCTTGCGGCTTCTTTACCAACAAGTCTCTCTCTTTGTTTGCGAGCCTCGGCTGCTCCGCCAAGACCATAAAGTTCTTCTTCAAACTGCTTTTGTCCATACGTTGGTGTACCTTCAAGAGATGATAAAAATGCGCCACGTTCTGCTTCTGGCATTGCTTGTGCCACTATTCGCGCCTTCTCAGCGGTAACTCCTGCTTTGGCGAGTTCTTCGGCTCGCGCCACTGATGGAGCCATAAAGGTAGAGCCTGGCTTACCAGCACCTGCTCGTAGGTATTCTCCGCCAATCTGAGCGGCTGCTACCTTGGACTTAATATCGCTAAGTGCGTTCTTAGGATCAAGGACATAGGCGAGGATATCTCCTCGTTCTACCTCTGGGTAGTAATCTTGAATAGCCTTAAGATATTCTGAAGGCTTGTTTTGAATCTCATCAATACCCTGAAGTAATCGCTTCTCAAGCGTGACGCTATCTACGTTGCCAGATATCAACTTATCAAACATAGGCTGGCTTGCTAATGGGTCTGACTTGAGGTAATACTTGCTAGGAAGACCGTAGTTCTGCATCAACTCTCGGTAGTCCTCTTCCTTTTGGAAGTATTCTGCTGGAGTTAATGGTCGCAGACCAGCCTTCTTACGCGCCTCGTCTGCTGGAAAGCGTGTGGTGTAGGCGGGCAACTTCTGCAGTTCTGAAGAAATAAGCGTTGTTGGAACCTTTTGCTCTGTGATGATATCAAGCAGGGCTTGAGCAAGCGACTCTAACCCAACATTGGTCAACTCGCTTACTAGATAATCGTATGCAGACTCTTTGGATACCGCCATCACTATCTCCTAAATCCGAAGTCTCGAAGCACAGTACCAAGAACAGCACCAATCTCTTCTTTTGCATTTTCGGTGTACTGCCAGCGCTTGTCTTTACGAAGTGCCTTCTCGTAATCAAAGAGGTTCATATCGCCATCTTTGGTGATGCCCATACGTAGTGCTGGGTCATTGATGTCAATAGTGTCTGGGTCTGTTATCTCTAACACGGAGGCCATCTTTGCTTTGTATGGCGAATAGATGACATCTAGGTCAAAGCCTTGACCAAGTTGTTCTTTGACAAAATCAGACTGACCAACAGCAGCAAGTCTTCTAATATCCTGCTGGATTCTGTTGACATCCAACTTTCCACTAGCGATATCTTGCAAGATAGCAGTTGTATCCATAGGCTTACCAGTGGCTAGTCGTGGAAGTACATCCTCCAACTTAAACCCATTAGCCTTAGCAGTAGCATAAAGGGAGTCGTAGTTAGCCTTGGCCTCTCCACCAAATCCCTCTGTTGCTACACCTGCAATCCTAGATACAGTCGGCTTGACGTACTTAGCAATACGCTGACGAATCTCAAGATCGCTCTTGTCTAGGTTGTAGAGGTATAACTCTTTAGCAATCTTCTCTACTGCCTCATCATCTGTGATGCGAGACCCTAGAATCTGTACTGCTTTTTCTTGGATATTCTCCTTGATTCCTCTAAGGTCTTGCTCAAATGCTGAAGTGCCAACAGCCTGACCTTTGTTCTTGAGGTCTTCGTAGTTGAAGATTTTTGCATAACGGTTCTTGATTTCGGCAGAGTTCTGGCGATACCAGATATCATTCTCTACTCTTACCCTAAAACCATTGGCATCAATCTTGCCGTTGACGAAATCTTGAAGAATCTTACCAAGGGATGGGACATTATTGAAGATGATGTCTGGCATATTGTACTTCTCTTGGGCAAGTGCATACGCCTCTTGGTACAACTGCTCTTCAGACTTCTTAGGTCCCTTTTCCTTTTTAGGTGTAGTTGGGGTTACTACTCCACCACCTGCTCCACCTGCTCCAGCACCGCCTGTTGCTCCACCCATAGGCAACTCAGCAGCGACTTCAGTCTTCTTGACCTCAGAAGGGGTTACTGCTCCGCGTTCTTCTAGGAATCTAGTACCTGCGGTATCAATACCTGCTTGTGCTTGTTTGGCTCCAGCGAGAACATCAAGTCTATTTTTCTTGTCGTCAAGTTCTTTTTTGAGTTCTATTGCCTCAGTGCTTCTCTTATCTAACTTGGCATTGTACTCTTCTTGAAGAGTACGCACTTCTTTACGTAGTTCTTCAACCTGAGTCTTTCTTTCGTCTTGAGATACTATGCGTTCTTGCTTTGCAATCTCTGCCTCAATAGATTTAATCTCTGCCTGTTTTTGTTCATAGCGACGTCGAAACTTTGCTCGCTCTTCTGCAGATAATGTTTTAGTATCTTCAGCGTTATTTTTGAAGATGTTTGCAGTTCCCTTAGCACCTTCATATTTTAGTCTGAGTCCGTAAAGTTTTTGTTTTGCTTGTGCAACATCGGACAGTGGAGGTGGTGAGTAAGGCATTAGTCAATACCCCCAAGCATCTTTGTAAGAATGTCGTATCCCTCGATTACTTTTGAGGCTCGTCCAGGATTGGACTTAGCAATCTTTTCAATCAAGAACTGCTCCTCATCCAGACCAGTTGTTGTTACTTGCTGTGTTCCGTCTCCAGATACAGAAGTCCTAGTGGCAGAAGAAGGTTTAGCCTGTTCTTGACGCAGCATATTCATATACTTCTTGCGCTGCTTTGGGCTGAGTTCTAAGTACGGAAAGTCTTGTTGGATAGCATCCAGAATACGAGCAGCGCCAGTCTCTGATGAAATAGTCCTGGTAACATAGGTTCTTGCTTCGCCTTCTCCACCAAGGCCAGCCTCTTCACGTGCCTTTGCTTGCTTGAGATAGAAGGTATTACGATCAAGATTGGGTTCATAAGGAGCCAGTTTTGCAAGGTCTTGTTCAGCCCTGACAACAGCATCTTGAAGTCGTAGGAAGTTGTCTGTTACTTTGCCACTATAGTAACCGCTACGCTTGAGCAGGTTGGCTACTTGAAGCCTGACTTTGGGGTCAGCATCGTAGAGGTTCTTCAGGTAAGACGTAAGGTTGACTGCCACGTTACTCTCCTAATAGCCTAGCAAAGAGCATATCGTAAGCACTTTGCGTATTCTCGTTCATCCTTGCCAACTCTCGCATCTTGACAATGGTGTCTTCTTTTGCTGCGTTCTTAAGAACAGTTCCACCAGGGAAAGCCTCAAGTACAGTTGCATCGTCCTTATATGCCTTATACAAAGTCAACATCTCACGGAGTCTGTCTTGTGTTGGCTTGGCAACACGACTGAACTCTTTATCAGAAAGCATTGCCTCAAGATCATTGAGTGCGTTAACTCGATCAATAGCCTTCTGGCTACCTTGCGATAACTCTTCAGCGACCAGAGGCCTACCAGCAAAGAAGGTCTCTTTCCACTTGCTGAAATCTTCACGTAGTTGTGACCGTTCAAAGTCTGTCGCTACGGTTTCTAGCGACTTCTCATAGGCATCGCGTCGGTCGTAGTATGTCTGCAAATCTGCCGCTGTTTGGACTTCTCGTAGATGGTCTTCTACTCGCTTGTTCTGGCGAAGACCCATATCGGTCATTGTCTTGTAGGCATCCCACGAATATCCACCTTTGAATGGAATCAGAAACGCTGCACCTTGTGGGTACTTGCTAAACATTTTCTTGTTGCTATCAACAAAGTCGCCCGACTCCTGTGCATAACGGAAGTAAGCAACAGTCTTTCGGTCAGACTCGGATACGGTAAATGGAATCTGGTCTGGGAAGAGTTTTACCCACTTTTCCATAGCAGCGTCGTAATCGCCTGGGTTACTTTCCAAGAGACCGTACCAAACCTGCTTGAAGTTAGCCTCGCCATTGTTCTTAACGAAGTCATTGACGTCAGACTTGAGCATAACCATTGGTGATGCTGGAGCAAAGAACCCAAAAAGCGCTCTTGTTCCCAAGATACCGATAGTCGTGTTCTTGACTCTAAGCCTATATTCTTCTAGTTCACCAGCAGTTGGTGGGATAAGGTTGCCATCTTGGTCGTACTTCTTAGGAACGCCGTGACCTGCAGCCTCAAGATAGGTTACCGCCTTGCGCCACGCGCTTGCATATTGAGAATCGCGCTCATCACGGTTCATTGCACCGTAGATACGGTTGATATGGGCTGGCAAGAAGGCAGAAACCATAGGTTGGTCTACTGCATACTTACCCATTGTAAATCGTTCAATGCGATCTGCTGCACCAGGTGAGAAGATTCCCGTGATATTGGCAATCAACTTGATAGGAACAGCCGCTGCTGGGCCTGCGAACGTAGGAACCAGTGAATCTGGGTTCAAAGATGGTGTAATCATATTAAGACGAGCGCCAAACTCCACAGGAAGTGGGGTCTTGAACTCGGCTGGTACACCAAGAGCAGTCAATGCAGTCTGCACTGCACGATAAACTGGGACCATACCAGGATATACGAAGTACTTTTCGCCTTGATCGTCTTCTTTAATCCAACCAGAGTGTCCAATACCTTCATAAACCAGCGCTGCTTTGACGATAGCGTCTGGGTTGTATCGAACAACACGGTACATACGGCGATAGAAGTCTTCTGTAGCACGATAGAAACGTGCGAAGTTACGAATAGACCAAGCAAACTGGCTCTGTACCATTGGGTTATCTACATAAGCCAAGGTTTGAAGTCTTGCCCTATCTTCTACAATCTCAGCAAGTTTCTGCTTTGCCTTGAGCGTAGCCTTTTCAATGGCTTTGGTGTTGGCTGGGTCAATATCTCTTAGGTGTGCCTTGATAAAGGCATCCTCAAAACCAGTCTTCTTGAAGTTCTTTCTGGTTGCAATCATCTCAGCAAGGACGATTGGCTCACGTGAGAGACGTGCGTTGGCCTCTCCAAGCCAGTCCCAACCCTTTTCCATCAACGCTGCGGTGAACTCACCAGTCTCGCTAACAGGTACAAGTGATGGACCGACAATCCACTTAGGGGCATCTGCTTCTGTGGTAGGTAAGTCATCAATAGTCATACGACCACCGACTTTGTACTCACCAGTCTCTGGATCAAGAGTGCGTACCTTAGATAGTAAATCTAGGTTGATCTCGTCATCAGCCTTGACAAACAACTGACGTGCTGCACGATATACACGCTCTGCGTGTTCATCAATCGTTACGCCTGCATCTTTCCATCGGAACTCTTCGTAAATCTTAGGATTATCGCGGAACCACTGAGCAATCTCAGCAACTGCTTTTTCTCTGTTATCAAGATTTGCTACTGCTAATGCTCCTACTTCGTCATTGGCGTAGTAGTTGATACGCATAAGCCACGCGACTTTGGATGCTTCATCCGTTAGCGGGTCTTGACGCTTGAAACCTTTACCACGTGCGCGGCGGATATTGGCTGGATATTCTGCCTTAAACTCAGCCATACGAACGCCTGAACGTCGAGCCTTGATAAGACTCTTCGTGGAGTAATCAAGACCACTGAAGGCAAACTTCCCACCTTCAACGACATCGGCTAGAGCGTTGTCCAAGTCGCCGTGAATGATTTGTTCAGAAAGTAGTTCTCGTTCTTCTTTGGTAACTCTTCCTAAAAAGCGACGAGCCTTACCTTCATTAAGCGCTCTTGCGAAGACTTGACGTACTTCTTTGACACCGCCACCGCCTTCAATAATCTTATTGATTTCAGCGGTGTACGCCTCTGCTTCGTCTTTGTTAACAACACGCATAATAAGACCGAGTGGATTGTTAGCAAACTTCTCAGCCCCTGTCATACCAGGCTTGAACTGACGAGCAGTGCGTAATCTTGTTGAGAGTGTCTTTGCTTTCCCAATACCCCAGACGCTTTGACCGATAGCAAGGTTGACCATAAGGTCTTCGGTTGCATTACGAATAGCGTAACGAGGGCCAGCCAAGGTCAAGAATGACCAGGCTGATGTCATCTTGTTAACCCAATCTTTGTGGGCAAAACCACCGATTCTTTGTATGATGCCGCTTCGCGCTGCTGCTCTGTCAAGATCGGCAATACTTGGTGTGGTTACAAAAGGTGACGTATCGGATGGGATAAGCGCTACAGACTCATTGGTGGTAGGCAGGACGGATGGGTTGCCTAACTTATCATCTACAGCGTGGGTGGCCTTAACCTTGCCCATAATCTCATCGCTAACACGCATACCTTCAGATGTGGTACGTATTCCGCGAATCTCGCCAATGGTCCCCATTAAACCGTAATAGACATCTTTACGCTGACCAGTTCCTGGCATAGCAGAGAAGGCTTCAGAAAGTAACTTAGCCTCACGCTGTGGCATTATAAGACGAGCCAACTGATACATCTTGCGTGGTGCATCTGCTGCTGTTACATCGAATAAGTTATCGGTAAAGAATGGGATAGCGGTGAATCTGCCTTTGAACTTATCAATGCGACCACGAATCATATCCATTGAGAAGTAAGCAACACCCTTGGCTTTTGTTCCAGCCTTAAGTTGCTCTGCAATCTCTTTTTGGTTATTGATGATTCGCTCGGCGATGCCGTCGGTGGTAGATGCTCCACCAAAGAACATATCATCTACGAACGATGGACCTACTTTATCTAGGTCTATTCTTTTATTGGCAGCAGTTACTATTCTAATACGAGCCTTACGACGAGCATCAAGGCGTGGCATCAATACCCTACGGCGACCAATGGAACCTTTCATAATCTCTGTCAGGTTCTCAGTATTCTTGAAGAAAGCCTTGGCTGTTAGTGCATCAATGATTGGGGCATCGCCTACGATAAAACTATTGATGACATCATCGCCAAACTCTGGGGCCAAAACTCTTAGTTGGTTCTTTGCATCACGAGCCTTGATGATATTGCCGTCGGTACGAGCCTTTTTATATTGACTAAGAGCATCACCGTATTTATCCCAAAATGACTGAACATTGACATTGGTAAATACTTCGTCTACTTTGTTACCACCAGTAACTACATCAAGTGAGTAGTTTGCAATATCGTATAACTTCTTGGCTTTACCCAGAACAATAAGCGGGTCTGCAACGATGCGAAATATAGCATCGGAAACACCAGATACTGCCTTGTAGAAAAATCCTTTACCTTCATACTCTTTAGGAGTGACAAGGTTAGCCAACTGCCTACCAGGAGAGAACTTGGCAGCATCTACTGCAGCAAGTGCATCTTGGAATACTTCCTGAGAACTTCTTACTTCGGCAGGTAGGTCCTCTGGATTCTTACCTTGAGTTGCTTGGAAGAGGCGTACATATGGCATCTCTTCTTCGGTTGCAGAGTTGATGATAGACGAAGCCTTCTCGCCCGCAGCAATACGCATAGCAACACTGATCTGTGCATTACCAAACTTACGTTTAGCATCTGCAATACGACCTTGATTGAATACTCTATCGCCATTATCGTTTGCTTCATCCCAAGCAAAGCCAACTTCACCACGTGATATAGGTATTGCTATTGCTCGATATGTACGAGTTACCGCATCGGAAACTTCTTCAAGACCTTGAAGCAAAGCACCGCCTGTGTAATGCCAAGCCGTACCAAGCCAACCACGAGGTTCCTTTTGGGTAGGTGCTTCTGTACCAAAGCGAGCCTTGAGGTTTTCCTGCTGTGGCGTTGTCAGTTTATTGTACTGAGCCTGTGCAACAGAAGGAGGTAGGTTAAGAAGTTCGCGGTGTACATTGAGCGACTTGTTAAGCGACTCAATCTGTCGCATCTCTTTGTCTGACAAGCCTGCCGCATACGCCGCTCTCTTGAGAGGGTCAGACATTAGTCACCAATCGCTAGGGCTTGCTGGTATAAAATACCAATCTCGCCAGTAGTATCAAATGGAAGTAGTTTCGCCAAAGCATCTGAAGTCTTGGCTGGTTGCTTACGCATTTGCAATAACTCTGGTCCACCTTGTGGGCCGATTGCAGAGCCACGCATAATGTCGACTGATTTATCTTCAACTGCATCAAATAGGCCAGCACGTGGAGCAGCAACTGAAGTGCGCTCAACAGGTAGTTCTGGCGCTCTTGTAGTTGCAGCGCCTGGTATAGCAGTACGGATTGCTTCGGTGTCTTGACCTTCACCATAAGCGGTTGATCCCATTTCCAACTTATCAGTGCGTGTGGAGAATGGTCCTGGTCCTGATGGTCCAGCAAGTGGGTTCATTGGCTCTGCCATCAGTCCTCCATCTTTTCTAAATCGCTTGTAAAGTCTTCCCAGACTTTGCTAATCGTCGTCTTACGGTTGGCGTTATATACAGCCAACTCCATCAAATCTTCTGTCAATGCGTGGATTGAACTTGCTACATTGTGGGCGAATCCACTGAACACCACAAGAAAATCCGCAAGGGAAACCGAGCGGGGTACGTAATCTTTATCGTTATACATCGCTCGGTTCCCTTACTGTAGAAATACTTAGGCCTTCTTACCTTTGCGACCTGCAGGCATCATTCCGAAGAACACTTTGCCGCCTTTTGGCTTCGACGTATCCTTCTTGCCTTCAACTGGCTTAACTTCAACAGCCTTCTTGAGTCCACCTTTTTTCATATCCACCTCCTCTACTAAGCCGCGCCGCCGATTGAGGCGAGCAGTGTTGCTATATCTGGACGTTGAGCGCCAGCAGGGGCTGCACCGCCAGGGGTTTCTGGAAGTGGCTGCGAGGCAGAGGCGGGAGCCGCACCTGCTGGCGACATCTGTTCTGGGGCCATCATCTGTTGCTGAGGCTGTGGTTCTGGAGCAAACGCTTTCTCGATGATGCTCTCTATCTGAAGTCCTTTTTGCCGCCCTTGGATAACTTCAGCAATGCGGCTAATGATTTGAGTAGGGTCTTGTCCTTGCGCTGCAAGTGCTGGGATAGCCTGTGCATACTGAGCAAGAGCAACACGGAGAGAATCACGCATCTCTTCAATGTCCACCCTTTGTTCTTCTTGTGTGACATTTAACTCCATTGGTATCTCGCGGCGAACATAGTCTCGTGAAACGAGTTTGTCGCTACGCATCTGGAGAAGTGCGATGATAGCGCGGTTAGGGTCCATTCCTGACATAATGCCGTAACGGACATCCACCCCATACTCGCCTTTGATATCGCGTGATGGGATGTACTTCATTGTGTAAGGAGTACCGTCGTCGGTTCCTTTGATTGTCTTGGTGACGTTAGAAAATATCTTCTCGTCTACCTCAAAGCAAGCAGCGACAAGTTCTGTAAAGAGACGTGCGAACTGTGCTTGTGCTGCACGAACTTGAGTATCAAATCCAGCCTGTAAAGCCTGAACTCCACGACCTGTGATGATTGATGCGTCAAGGTTACCTGAGCGAACTTCTGGGTAGCGAGCGCCTAGACGAAGTTCTCGCTCCAATACGCCAGACTCCGTGAATACGCCGTTAGGAAGTTCTAGCGGCACACGACGAATAGCCTGCGGATTGGCAGAGCGCATAATGGAATCAGGGCCAAGGGCCAACTCTTGCACGTCTTGCGGAATCGCAATAGGTGCTTGTATCGACTTCTCTGCTGCTTGGATTTGCAAAACTGCAAATCTGGCTCGTGCTAGTTGTACCGCTAGAACATCATCAAACTGACCACGCGCTTCGCCATCAAGAGATGAGCGAACGGCTACTTTGGCAAGACATCTGCCAACTGGGTTAGGCGTATTTGCTAAGACAAGATTGTTACGTTCTGGAAGGAAGATGAGGTCTTGATCTTTGTCGTGGTAACGAATGACGGAAAGGTATGGGCTACCTGGAGTCATCCATTGCTTATTGAGAATCTGGTTGGCATATTCTGGGTACTGAGCAGCAAGTGCTTCTGCATCGGATGCAATGACCTGAGTCAGCGATACGGTACGACCGAATCTATCAATCTCTGGGTAGACACCGAATGGGTTAAGCAAACGAATCTTAGGAGCGTTGGTCTCGTAATCCATCTCAACGATGGCTGGCAACATACCGTAGGTGTTGAACCAGTCTGCACCTTGGTACATCTGAATCTGTAGTTCTGATGTGGTGACATAGTAGTTGGCGATGCGGGTCCTATTGTCTGCCGCTTTGCGAGCGGAGTCAGAGACCATATTGGTAGCAGAGCAGTTGAAGGATGGTAGCGGAGCCATCACCTCAGCCAAGTCGCGTGCAGCGACATCGACGAAGTTAGCCACAAGTGGCTTCGGGTACTCCTCAGAGAACATTGATGGGTAGACCTTGGAGATGTCACCTTGACGTACCGAGAGAACATCTCGCATACGTTGATCTCGTGCTGCGTAACGGGTCTGAAGGCGTGATGCCTTTGCCGCTACTTCCTTCACTGTCAGCATTGTTCTCCTAAATGAACGCTTGTTCTTTTTGCTCGAATAGGTCATCTAGGTTGACGACTACTCGCTTTGCCTTTTCTGCTCGCGTCAGAAACGGATTCTTGAGGTGATGGACGTTGTGCTGTCCATAACTGATAAGTTCCCTCGCTCTGATCTCGCAGAACCAGAGAGCCATCACCATATCGGTCTTGCCTTTGGTGGTGGGCGACCAGGTAATCAACTGCTCTATGAGAGCCTTGATATTCTCCGTCTGGTCAGAAGGTAGGTGTATTAAGTTATCTCGGTGGTGCTTACCATCAGATTGCTTTGTCCCGAAAAGGGTAGACATAGAAGCAACACCGAAGCCTGAATCCCATTTGTTGTTACCCGTATGGTGTTCTCTTAGAATCACACCTCTGGATGCTAGGAACTGACGGATGCCTTCATCCTGCGTCAAGAAGGACTGGAAGGCGTTACGCTCAACAATCCACTCACTGGGTGTGTAGACTTGCGTCCAGTCAAACATCAGTTGGCGAATCTGTGCAGGAGTCGGGCCAGTAATCTTGATGGCATCCACAATCCAGCGCTTATGGGTAGCGCGGTCTACTGCATAACATACCGCTGCGGTATCGCCGACCATTGCTGGGTCTAGGCCGCAGATGTAATGAAATCCTTGTGTAGTCTTGGGGTGTCCTGGATGTCCTGCCGTGAGCATCCCTGCTTTACGCATACCATCGATTGAGCCTTTGACACAAACGGGATCAAAGATAGCATCGTCAGAAATATCTTGCTGTTGGTAAATAAGCGCCCAGGTAGTTGCATCCATTGCCTGTCGCTCGTTGTAGAGGTGGCGACCATTCCATCGGGGATAGAGACCAGTATCAGGATGTCGATGGGATTCTTCCTGTCCATCAAAAGGTTGGTCAGAGTAAGGCCAGAGAGTGACCCACTTGTCGGGGTCCTCATCCGTCTCTAATAGGGCAGGCATTACAAGGTAGGTCCAAGGGACTAAGCCGCCTGGATACCTGTCGGGGTTGCGTAGTTCTTTGTAAAGGTCAATCGCTGATACGCGGTTTCCGCTTACGACCAACTTACCTGTTGG